CATCGCTATTACCTGATTGATTAGCTATTAACGCAGTATTTTTAGCCTGTAATACAGCCAATCTACTTTCGTTTTCGGCTTTCCGTTGACCTAATATTTCTCTTTGTTGTTCTATCTCTAAATTACGGACATTGGCTTTTAATTCGATACCTAATGTTTTCAATCGTTTAGAGGCAATAGCGTCATCAAACTGAGAGCGAGACTTAACAGATTCAATGGATGACGAGCCTATTTCATCGCTTAAAGTTTTAACTCTCTCCATTGATACAATCTCATTCTCTAAACGTTTCTTAGTTATTTCGACTAAAGCCTGTTGTATCTTATGTTGAGAGTCAATTACGTTCAACTGGTTTTCAATTGCTTTATTCTCTAATTGAGTGGCGTTCAACATCTGTTTTTTGTACTCTAGCGACTGGCTTAATAGATTCAATCGTTTAGTTAAAACAGCCTCGTTTAACTCTTGTTCTGTCGCTAATATCTTATCTTGTAGGTCTTTGGTGGGGTTGAGAATACCTTTCATCCCCACAAGTTTGCTTGTTAAAGATGTAATCTGTTGGTCCTGACCTGTATTAGTTTCTTGATTGTTAAAGATAGAGCTAGTTAAGTCGCTAGTCCCGCCTGATACTAACATCCCACTTAATTGTTCGGGATTGTTTATCTTCGCCTTAATTGCATTTAGTTTATTAAGTCTATCTTGTTTTTCTAAAGACTTTTCAATAATGCTTATCTTTTCTTGTTCATTGGCTTTTAATACAGCCAATTCTTGTTCGGCTACCGATTGATTAGCTTGTGCAATTTCCAGGTTAATAGTACGTAATCTTTCTTGGTATTTCTCGGCAGATAATTCTTTTTTAGCGAATGCTTTTTGTACTTGAGATAAAGAATCTTGTGCTACATCTACCGCCTTCTTAGCATTGTCTAAACCTATTTCTGCGGATTGACGGTTAATAGTAGAATCAGATACTTGCCCCGACATTTGAGATTGTGCTAATTGAGTTAATGCTTCAGCGTTTAATATGGCATTTTTATTATTAGATACATCTCGCATTCTATCCAACATAGCCAAACGATAGTCTTCAATCGCCCGCATCCGTGCCATTTCTGCTGTGGCTAATTGAGATTCTTGCTGTGCCTGAGTGATTAATAATTGGCGTTTCTTTTGGATGTATTCATTTAATAATAAAGGACCTTTTCCTCCCGCATAAGCCTCTTCTAATTCAGACAACTCTGATTTAGTGTTTTTAAGTTGGTTTTGTATTTCTACTAATCCATTTTTGGCTTGAGCTAATGACTCGTTATTGGTTAAGAACTCATCAGTCCTAAACTTACTAATAGAGTTTTGTGTGATAGCTTTTGTTCTGCCAGAATTAGCTATCTCTGTATTAGCATCACGACTTTCTTTGATTCGTTGTAATGCGTTCATTCTGGCTTGAGATACAGCCCTAATATAGGCTATCTCTTGCTCAACTAATTGTTGTTTTAGTTGTGCGTCTTCTGTTAATAACGCCCGGCTCTTAGTTGTATATTGTTCTAAACTTTCCTTCCCTTCAAAGTAAGCCTGTTTTAGGCTCTTCATTGCTAAGGCATTATTTTCTATGTCTTTTTGTACCTTAATATATTGCATCCCTGTTGCCTTCACATTAAAAGCATCCTCTGCCCCTAAATCAGACCGTAACCCTCTAGCCAATACGTTATTTGCTCCGGTCATAGCATTGCTTAGATTGCGTTGGTCTAATTGTTTTATTTCATCTATAGCATCTTCGTAGATGGCTAGATAGTGGGCTTGTCTGGCTTGCCTGATATTGTAAATATCATCTACAGATTGTTTTTCTAAGTCGAGGTTTTTTAACTTTTCTTCTCTCAACGCTGCTTCAGAATCTAGTGCCTGTTTTAACTTCTCTTGCCCCTCACCGCCATATAACTCTGCTAGTTGTGTTATTTCCTCACTTGTTAATTTTCTCTTTTTAATAGCCTCTTGATTGGCGATCAATTGATCTGCTGATGCCTTTGTTGGATTTAATGCCAAGTCTTCTTCTAGTTTTGCTATAGTAGATTTTCTTTCTTTTAACATCCGCTGAGTGTGGTTATAGTTTTCCTCCGCCGTTCTTAGTCCTGTATTTGTAGTATTAAATCGGTCAGTACTAAATCCTTTTACCTGTGCTTGGGCTATGCCTTTTAGCTTGCCAGTATGGATCTCTCCTATTCTCTTTTCGACAGAAGAAAATGCCACACTCAATTCCATCAATGCCATAGCTAACTTTTTAGTATTACTAATAGCACCTGATTTAGCCGTAGCTTCTGCATAAGAGTCAAGTGTCTTTTTAGTGTTAGCTATTTCCGCTCTGACCAAACTAATACTAGATTTATCCATACCTGGTTTTTGCAATAAAGCGTCGGCTTCTTTTCTGATCTTTTCATCTGGAGATGATTGGTTTATTAATGCTTTTTCATAATCACTAATTATTTTTTCATTATCTTTTAATGACTGTTTTAAACCCTGTTCGGAGGCATCTAGTGGATTAATTAAATCCTCTTTGTTTTTCTTTAATCCTTTTATTTCCTCTGATATTGCCTTAGCTGTATTAACATCAGCAGGGTCTAAGATTGCTTTTTTAGCCTCTAATAAACTAATTTGTTTATCTATATCAGATATTGTTTTTAATACCCCTGCACCGCTGATATTGTAACTTTCTAATGCTGACTGAATTGGCTTAAAGAAAAGACTGTCTGATTGTTCTTGTCTTTCCCCTCTCATTATCATATCTCTATAGGTGGCTTCTTGTACCCCGCTAATGTTAACGATATTGCCCGTGTTAAAGTTTTCGTACATTGCATCAACTTCTTCTGGTGTCATCTCAGCTTTTCCTTGCCGTTTTCTTTTCGCATTCAGTCTCTTGATAACGTGTTGAGCTTGGTCGGGGTTTATAGATAAAAAGTCAGTTATCCAGTTTCCTGTTTTAGTTATCTTGTTTCTATTTTCTACCTCTGGCAGCACTACCTTTACGTCCTTAGAAGAAACACTTTCCATTGCCTTCTTTACTCTCTTTGCGTTTGATTCAACGTTGTCAGCCCACACTTTATACACACTATGTTTGTTGCTAAACTGCATTTCCCATGCCTCTATCATCTTAGTAGCCTGACTCATGACCGCCCATGCCACTAATGCCTGTGCCATTATCACTGCGATACTTTTCGCTATTCCCATTAAAAATGCCTTCAGCGATATTCCTGTAGTAGTTAGATAAAGTGTTACCCCAGCCCCAAAAAGACTAATAGATTCGGCTAATGTTTTTAAAAGAGCAACTGTTCCCACAAATTTAGCCAACGGCCAAGCACCTATCAATCCAGAGACAAGCTGATTTACTACTGTCATTTTCAGTAAGCCAAAAACGAATTTCCCTGCTTCGATTCCCGCTGATGCTATTCTTACCCCAAAGTCAAAAAGTGGCGTTAACGCTTTTCCTGCAGCTAATTGAACTTCTGTCACTTGGTTTTTCAGCCTATTTAAGTTAGCAATAGATGTAGTCACCTGCCCCTCAGCAAAAGCAGACTCTTTTATTAGCTGAGGCCCAAATAGTGTAATAAACTCATTAGCTGTCAATTTACCTGTTGACATCAACTGATACAATTCTTTTTCAGTCATTTTCATTGCCCTAGCCGCCGACTGAAAAGCACCTGGTATTCTTTCTGCTAACTGCCCTCGTAATTCCTCCGCTGATACAACGCCTTTACCTGCTATCTGTGCTATAGCATTAATAGACCCGTGTATCTGCTCTGTTGACAATCCAAACGTTGCCCCCATCCTGACAATACCCTCGATCATATCGTCTGTGACCTGTCCTTCCATTGGAGTTAATCGAGTGGCAGCTGCTAACTGATTATACGAACCAACTAAAGGAGTGATTTCTACCCCGACACTGTTAGCCAAGTTTCTTAATTCCTCTAGCTTTTTAGCCCCCTCTTTTGTTCCTCCCGTGATAAACTCTAATGTTTTCCCTAATACCTGAAACTCTTGTGCCACCTTAATAGATGCCATCCCCATTTCTATTAATTCGTCTTTGTAGTCACTAATTAACTTAGCGGCTAAAGCTATTTTTGCTACAGACCAAATCTGTGCGGGACGGAAAAATCCTGGTTTATCCTCAGACCCCCAGGCAGAGTCTCTCACGAATTTAACAGCAGGTCTCGCACGTTTTTTTACATATTGACCAACAGGCGACTCCGCTACATACTTTACGATAGGGGAATTTCTTATATTTTCCTTGATGCTTTCCATCCCACCAAATAACTTTATGAAGTCAGGTTTAGCTATAAACTCTTTTATGCCTTTTGCACTTTCCTTCAGAAAAGAGAATATGCCTGTCGCTGTCTCACCTAGTACCTTCCCAAAAGGAGTATTAAGGAACATCAAACTTAACTTTCTAAAGTCCCCTGCTATCGTCCCAAATATAGTACCAAGAACATCCATGATGTCAGACCCAAAAGCTCTCAATAGAGGTGATTCAACTACCTCTCTCGCAATCACCGCAGCTTGTGATGCCAATACAATGCCCAACCCGGTGATGGGGGCGATAATCATAAACAATCCTTGATATATCTTACTAAATGATGCACCTAGTAATTTACCAGCACCTTTGACCGCCGATATGACTTGCAAATTATCTAGTGTCTTGTATAAACCTTTTGCCCCGTCAACAAGTTTCCTTCCCCCTTCTGTTTTACTGAAAAACTCTTCTGCTTTTTTCAGTGTTTCTTTTACTTTATTTGGCATCCACTCATGAACAAAAGAGTCAAATCCCTTGACGATAGCATCGTATGTTTTAGAGGATTCAAAGGTTTTCTTTGCTACTTCTGCCGATTGTTTTGACTGCATCAAATAAGCAAATTGAACGGTCTCCAAATCTTTGAAGTCCATTTTGTCTATCATTATCTTGTCCCAAATAGCGTCTAAGTTCAACTCTTTCATGAACTTATCAGCCAAATATTCTTCAGCTATTTCCGTCAGTTCTGCTAGTTTTTCCGGTGCTAGTTCTGATGTTCTATCTGCATACTTCCTTAAGTATTCTTCTACTTTTTTAGGTGACAATTTCGACGGGTCTATCTCTTCAAAAGAGTTTTTCTTTTTCCTGTCCTCTCTGATTTCTTTTATTTTTTGACCGGCTCTTGTATTTGCCAATGGATCAACTATTCTGTTTTTGCCAAAGGTGGCTAAAGGTTTTCCTACTCGGTTTTTAACTAAGTTACCAGCGGCTCGACCGGCTCTTCGGGTTAATGATTTCTGTTTTTTTATTTCATTTAGTCTTTCATTGTTTTCAGCGTAAAACTGTGCCACAGCATCAAGAGGATTCCCTTTTGTATTTTTCATTTTCTCTTGTCTGTTTAAACTCCAGCTGCCAGAGTTCATGTAAAACTCTATTATTCCTTCTGCTTCATCTTTTGTTACTTTCGCTTGTTTAAGTAATTCTTTTATTTTTTTCTTATAGTCTTCTGGATTATTTGATTTAACGTCTAGCATGCTATTCTGTATGTGATTTGCTAACCACTCCACATTCCCAGCCCTAACATCTTGGAATATATCAAACATTTCTTTTCTGTCAGTAATTCCTATAGCCTTCAACTTCTCTTCGTATTGCTTAAAGAATTTTCTATCAGGTAAGAACTTTAATGATATTTTTTTCCCATTCTTGCTGACTTCTCTGGTGTGGGCTAAAGTCTCATCATCCATTTGACTTAGCAACCGACTAAGAGGCGATCTTTTCTCTACGCTATTTAGCTTTTCTCTGTCTCTCTTTCCTTTTTTTGTTTTTGCCCACACATCTATATAGGCTGAATTACTGGCCAATATTTCTGTAAAAGAAGGTCGTCCTTTTGTCTTTTTGGTTGGATTTGATTGGGCTACGACGCTAGTCTCTTCTTGTGCTTCTTTGTATCCATCTACGATCTGAATCAATGAATCAGTCAACGTATTTATGTCTGCACTAGCCAACCCATCCTCCAACTCCAATAATGGTTTTGTATCTATATTTGCTATAGTGCTACCGACTCTATTAAATACCCATGCTATTTCATCCCATGATTTTTCTATTGCTTCTGTTGTGTCATCAAGAGACTCTAAGACAGGAGAATTGTCAATAACAACAGATGCAAAAGCGTCAGAGATTTCTTCTACTATAGAGTTAGCGTCCTCCAGTATCTGTGTGAATTCCAAGTCTTCTATTGCTTTATCCCAATCTTTTAACTCTCTTGTTAGACTCTCTGCAAACGCTTTAGTCCGTTGTTTTTCAATCTGTTTTAATGCCATCATAATAGCAGGCATCCCGGTTAGTCCCTGTGGTTTTACCGGGGTTTGGCTTTGCTCTTTTAAAACTCCTTTCTTTTCCCATTTAGCGTCCATCTCCTGATCTGACAGTTTTGCTATATCAGAAAGCCATTCCTTTTCTTTTTCTTCTATCTCTTTTGCGATTTCCTCAAAATCAGGAGACTCCTCTAAGCCAAGCATACTTTCAATGCCGGCCCTGCTTCTTGTTTTTTCAACAAAACCAGCCGATTGTCTCGCCCTATTTCGATCAGCGTTCTGAAGTGATTGCTTTGTCTTCTTCTCTAATATTTGATTCGTAGCAGAGACTATCCCCGTGAAGGTCACTAATTCTTTCTTTGCCTCCTCATTTGCCATCCGTATTTCTTCTTCTTTTCTTTTTACCCCCGCAAAAGTTTTTTCTATCTCCTTCATAGACGCATCTACTTCTTTTGATCCAAAGTAATCTCCAGGCAAATAATCAGGGTCTTGTGTTCTTTGTTTATTCCTGTTGTACAACAACTTAAATGTGGTCTCTAGTGTTTTGGCTAATCTTACATCGTCAGACGCTTTTCTTTGGATTAATATATTGGCAACTTCTTTCAATGTAGGGACACCACTAGCCATTTTTTCTTTGAATGGCGGAAAGATTACGTCAGGACCTGGTTCGGTTAATGCCGTAGGCAAAGGTTCTCTTTTTTTTAAGGAATTAGAGACTTGAGATAGAGATGGTATTACATTCTTTTTCTCGACATATTGAGAGAGATCAGATAAAGAGGGGATACCTTTGTTATTTCGTCCGTACTGTTCTTCTTTCTCTACTATTTCTTTCTCTATCTCAGCCGGGTCAAAATTAGACGTTAGACTATTTATATCTGCGGATAAATTTGAACTCCTCTTAGCATCTACGTCCCGTAAATAAGATGCCAGGGTAAACATCTCTTTATTTTTTTCTATCTGACGATTTGTTTGTTCTAATATCGCCGCCATCTTATCCTGTATAACAACAGCCACCTCATCTAAAGACGACAACCCTTGTATTAAACCGGCCCCTATATTCTCGCCTATTTCTTCAAATTCACCGGCTGGAGAGTGAATATCTAAGCTGTCTTTTGTAGCTTCTGTTATTGTGTCGCCAATCAACATCCCCATGTCAGCTACTTCGTCTATATCTATACCTGACTCCAGACCTTGCGTGATATTTTTTCCTACTTCGGCTAAAGAGTTAAATAAAACGCCACTTTCTTTTTTGAATAATGCTTCTTGTTTTTTTGTAGCAGCCTTCTCTAATGTGCCTGCTGGCAACATTTTTGATACTCGTTTAATATTGCCTCTCAGGTGAAGCAAATAACCCTGTAATTGCTTTGACGCTGATGGCGAAAAGACATTCTCTCTTTGTTCTTTCTTGATTGCCTCAATAGCTTTTTGGGCTTCTTCAATTATCTTTAACCCTTTCTCTGTGTCGTCCGCAGGAATACTTTTCATCCCATGTAGCTGTTTATCTACAGACGACTCCATCCCATGCAGTAAGTCCAAGATATATGCTTCTTTTTCTTTTGTGACAGGAGCCATATCTTTGCGTCCTTCGGCCTCCAGTATCGCATTATCTATTTCTTCTGTGCTTCTTTCTAATATTTTTTCGATGTATAGTGCTTTGTTTTTTTGCTGATTAATGCCTAACTGAAAAACAATATCTTTTAATTTAGGAATAGTCCTTTTTTCCAATTCTTTTTTATATTCTTCTAATACTTTTCCTGCTTGCGAATCCGGGAGTGATGAGGCATCTTTTGCTTTTGGTGCAACCCCTACCTGCACCTTAGACTGCATATATTCTCTTATAGTTTGCCCTCCTAGGTATTCATCAGTTGAATGTCCTGGTAGTCCACCACCTGTTGATTCAAGTGGCAACCCTGGAAATCTAACAGAGCCTTGATTAAATAACCCTACTTTTGCCACCGCATCATCTAGTGATAAAACAGATTCAAAGTTAGGGTTGTTAGGGTCGGGAGCATTCTCGACAGGTTTCGCTAATCCCATTGTGGCCGTACCATAAGACAGCCCGCTTATAGTAATATCTCGACCAAGCGAATCTTTTATTATTTTGACTAAATCAATTGTATTAACAACTTCTATTATTTCCCTGGCTATTGCCCCTCCAAGGCTATGAGCCACTATTGTTACGTCTTTTAAATCCGGGTTGTCTTCTACCGTTTTTACTATGTCTGCAATTACTTCAGTCGTTAATGACGAATAATTAGTTAGGTTCGTATTTAAAGCACGATAAGCATACTGAAGGGCATTGTCATTCTTTCCTCCTTTTAGTTTGCTATCCCGATCTAACTCTGGAGACGTTCTTATATTTAATGCTTGGTTCTCTGTGTCAGTCAAGGACTCTATTTTTTTCTGCAATGCTTCGTCAGGTTCTATACCAAACCCAGGCAAATAAACCACTACACCTGGTTTCCCTTCTGTATTAAAACCTTGTGCCGTTTCTTTTTTATCAACCACCTCTTGTATGGTATTTCCTATCTGTTTTTTTCTGGTTTCAGATACTGTCTTGCTAAATACTTCACTCGTTTTTTGGATAGCCTGCTCTAACGTAACAAAAGCTGTCCCTGTCTTTTCGCTCCTTTGCTTTATTGATCTATTCAGCCTGTTTAGTGTTACTGACAACCCATCTGCTACTTTACTAACAGATGACAAGTCTAAATCTTCATTCCCTCCATCTTGTAGCTGAGATAAAAACTCTTTTAGCTTGACCCTGTACGCAGTAAGAAAGTTGTCTATGTCATCTCTGTTCTCTTCTGTTGCATCAACTATGTCGCTAAAAGAATTAGATAACTCGTCTAATTGAGCAAAACCTTCTACTTGACTTGCTGTACTTGTTAATCCATCAAGGACTCCGTTTATAGCCGACTTCAATTGAGAGAAAGATTGCCTTGACTCTACCGCCAATTCATGTATAGACCCTGAAAAATCAGACGAGTCACTTGTCGCCGAAACAAAAGCCAATTTAATTGTCTCAAAGGCTTCTTTTGCATTCTTTTCAAACTCTGGGGTTTTGATTAACTGCGTCACTTGCCCAGCGTATTCATCAGCCCTTTTTTGTACCTTGTCAAAATTATCAGGCACGTTCCCCATTCCCATTAGTCTTAATGGGACCTCTGCTTTTCTTACCGCTCTACCTGCTTTTTTAAGGACGCTAGACGTTATCTTGTTCCCCATCATATCAATACCTTCTTGGAAGAAAGTATTGTAAATAAGACCTTGTGTTGCGGCCGTTTTTACTTCTTTTATTAAACTATATCTAGCTGATTTTTTAACCTGGCTACTTATTTGTTTTGACGACTGCTCTGATGTTTTCTGGAATACACTAGAAATATCTCGATGCCCTTTCTCTAATATATTAGAAATATTGCTTAATTTGTTACTAGAAGTAGATAGCGTATTACTAGAACTCTTATCTATTGTTGAAGATAGATTTCTTAAGTCTCTTTGTAAAGACTCAAACCCCTTTGAGTTTATATTACCAATAGCGTTCATGCTATTAGACAATCTATTCGATGTGTCGGCAAATGGTTGGACTTGATTGCGAGACGTTGGCTGTGATTGCCTTTGCTTTGTACTACCTTGTTGCGTAGCGTTATATTTTACATCAACATAAAAAGATGTACTTTTAATCCTTTCGTGTAAATCTCTTAGGGCTTCCTCTATTCCCTCAAGGTTTAACTCAACAGCAATCTCAACGCCACCTACCATAACCATAATTACCAACTCCCCGCAATACCAATAATTACTTCTATCTTACATATTTCAGGCTGATTTAACAAGCTATTTTGTCTATTTCTAAAACAATTTTTAACCTGATAAGGTAAAGCATCAATTAATAACTCCGATGCCTCTAACGTATCACTTTTTAAATCCCATTGTTTAAGGTATATTTGCCATAAATAATCACGTGAGTACCCTGCTAATATTTGGTTGACTCTCGCTTCAGGATAATAAAGAACAACCTCTATTCCCTCACCTGTTTTAGTACCTTCTGGCGGGAATACATCGTTACCTAAAATAGGATTAATAGCAATAGCATCTACTATCACACCACTAGGTAAAGTATAAGTAGTTAATAAATCCTTTAAATTAGAAATACAGCTAGACTTGATTGTCATAGCTGTATCAGAAAAATAATTAGCAATGTTGCTCATAATTTTGCCTTTAACTTCACCACAAAATTGTCGAATGGATCGTATCTCTCAATCCCTTTATCCGGCCAGTTTCTACCAGGGATAAACCGCCCGGACCAGGTAGTAAAACCAACAAAAACATCACCGGCATAATGGTCTCCAGTTTCAGGATCAACCGGGTCCCATTGCCAGGATGCTTTTACTTTATTTCCTTCTGTTGATAGCTCTAATTGTTGAGATTCTTTTAACCGACCAGACCAAATAATATCCTGGTTAAATACCCCTATATCGGCGAAAGCATTAGCATCTGAGATGACCGCCTCAAATTCCATGTCAAGTTCTTTAATAGTCTCTTCAAATGATTCAGTGATCATTCGTTTTAACTGCGCCAGACCTTGATAATTAATTTTAAACTTGGATTGTTTCGGTCTTCTCACGATACTCGCTCCCAAATCTCATCTAATACAAACTCATCAAATACAGATGGTATTTCTATATCAAAGTGTTCCCTAGTATCAATGCAATAAACTCTCTTACTGCCTTGTACTCCCTCTATTAGAGCAAGTGGAAACTTAATATAGTTGTCAGTCACATTAGGGGAAAAGATCACCACACCCGGAGCCATTAACGCTCTTAAATGTTTGACTGGCACTGCATGATCTGGTAAGGTATCGCCCTGAGTTAATTCATCGTGAGGTAGCCATCCTATCACCCAATTAGGCAATTTCTTTTCCCTTAACAATGACTTGACTACCCGGCACAAGATAGGTGAAAAGCGTTGGTCAGAAGGACGGAATAAGCAAAAGTCTTTAGGACTGGTGTAAGGTGGTTTTGTTTTTTGAGAGTTAACATAAACAGAAGTTAGCTGTGCTATGGCTAATTCCTGTAAATGTAATTGTTCTCTTGCTAATTCCTCTCCTTCCCTCAACGCCTGAAGTATTAACCCTCTTGACTGATACCCGAACTCACCATAACTAAATCTTCGGTCATGAGGCCAGTACCGTTGGATTCTCCAGTAGATTTTTCCCCAGTCGGTAGGCTCTTGTCTTTTGTACTTGAGGACTTGCTCTTTCTGGGGGATGATGATTTTCCCGATTCTTCATCTACTGCCACCTCCTGCTTGCCAGCGGATTCAGTATTAAAGAATTTAGCCAATGCCTCAACTACCTGCTTTGGTAATTGCTTGATGTCTTCTAAACTCCAATCATTGATGTCGTCTATTTGCTGTTCTAAAATAGATACTTCTACTTTCTCTTCATCAGTGTAATCACGACCAGCAGACTTGGTTTTAATCTCTTTAATACGTGCCTCAATCGGACCTAATAATCTAGGGTAAATAACGTAAGCACCAAATAAAGCCTTACTAGCAGAAGCCAAAATAATCTCAGTATTTAACTCAACAATTTTGCCAGTATATTCCCCTCTGATTTTATCGTTTTCTTTTTCTAATTCCTTTTCTTCATCGGTTGTCACCTCTTGAGTAGGAATAATAACTTTTAATGCACGGTCAGCAGTTACACCTTTTTCTCGACTAATTAACGCCGCTAAGTCTAATAATAATCGTGTTTCATCTTTGACATTGTGTTCTTGTAATAACTGTTGATACTTACTATCCTCTAATACAGTAATATCGTTTCTGCTTTCAATCTCAAAGCTATCACCGTTCTTAGTGGTAAGTGTCACAAACTCCGATGTGGCTCTTGTTTTAAAGGGAAAACCCATATATTTTTGTCCTTCTTATTTGTTTTAATCTAAAAGTTTAGCAGTCAGAGAAATAACTCCAACTGCTACCTATTATAATACCTTGATGTGTTACAGGGCGGGTAAAGGATATTTACCAGGCTCTAACCAACGAAGCGGAGCGCCATCCAATTTCAAAGTAATGCTACTCATAATCGGACTTTCAGCAGGTGCATCAATGGGAACGCCTTGATCAGGGAAAAAGAACCCTTCAATCACGTCACCATGATCATACCCGTCAAAGTCAGGACAGGCGGGTTTTGGATAGGTGATTCTTGCCCATACCATCTCATTATTCCGAGATGCGTATTCTAAAATACGCCAAGCTGGTAACGTCATCCAGCAGTATCCTTCTAGCTGGAAACTACCGCCTTTTGTGGTAGGTGTAGAAGACTCCCAGCCAGCTTCATCTAATGTTTGCATAGCATCAGATTGGTTTGATGGTTGCCAATTACAGGAGCTACGACCGGGGAATGTTACAGGAAAAGTAATCAACGATCCGCTAGGAATATCATTAGCCAATGCCACTACGGTTAAACTAGTTGCACCAATAGCCACATCAGCGGTGATTTTAAAATCAACCTCTTTTCCTGTCGCTGGATCGGTTGCTGTCGCCCACATTGGTGCTAGAATAGGCTTAGTCAATGCAGGAGAAAAAGCAACTGTGATAGTTGTATCACCTGCATCTGCAACGGCTCCGGTTGTGGCTATGGAAACAGGAGCGGGAGTACGGGATAAACAGTCATGTTGAGGATATATCTCAATCTTTGTACCGGCTCCAGTTGATTTATAGCGATTAGCCATATTTACCTCATATTTAAAATGAAAAGGAATTTATATGACAACTCTGATTATTTCTAAAGGCGATGTATCTGTTACTATCGGTACTTGGTGTAATCCTATTATTTCCACTACTTACACTTTTTTACAGGGTGCTGAATTAAGTTACAGCCAGTTTGGTTTTGCTAGATTTGACCGGCAAACCTGCCCTATTAAGTCAAAGTGGACTGTGCAGTGTTACTTAGTGGATAATGTAAAAAACACTTTTTTAGACCTAATAAAAACAGCCGACATTCACGCTTTAGATGAAGACATGAGTTGGTTGCTGACCATGACTGATAACATTGATACCAAAGATGTTTTTACTAATTGTATTTTTATCCCGGTTAATGAATACTCTGAAACAGTCATAGGTCAGAGATGGTCTGTTGATTTCTCTATTTATCAAGTCTGATCAACAGGTTGAGACTTTTTAGCCGTCTTTTTTTCTATTGGCACTTCATTCACATCTAACATCAACGGCGGTTTTTCCGGGTCAGGCGAAGGAGGCACTTCAAATAAAGTATGTTTAGCCGGGTCATAGTCTGATTGATTAATCACGATGTAACCAGCCGGCACTTCACTATGCCTGATCTTTACGGTGCTTAAAATACTCATATTCTTTACCCGTAAATAGCGACTGCTAACTCTGGTAACAAGGGAGTGTAACCATAAAGGAAATCTAATTCTACTAATGTCTGTTTGTTTTGCCGTACAATCTCTAACCGCATAGACAAACCAGAGTCAGGGTCTGTTAAAGTTTGAATTGTGTTACCATTCGCCATCACATCAATTAAAGGGCGATTAGCGAAAGCAAAAGCCATAGGATGGAATGCCAAAGAAACATCAGCACCACTAGCACCACTGGCATAAATAGTGATTGCTGTACTTGTGGCAGGAGCTACTTTTAAGGCAGGATAAATCAACCAATTAGTGGTACTCGATCCAGCGTTAATAGTGTATTGAGTAGTATCTCCAGCGATAGAGAATTTGTCACCAATACCGATAGCTGTAGCACCAGACACAACCAAGGTCGTAGCACCCACTCCATTTACTGTAGGAGGGGAACCATTAGTAACAACTGTGCCGGTTGTGGCGTTAGCGTGGAGTGGTGAATTTTGAGACATAAACCAATCAAAGCCGTATTTATAACCAATACGACCCTCACGAATAGTCTCGGTACTACCAGAATCCGCCGCACTTAAAAACTGAGGTAAAGCGGATGCGTTGGCTTCTGCCTCTACCCCTAACAACATGATCCGGTCATTCTGTAATGCACGATTCAAGTTCAAGATGCGTCTTGATTCTTTAGCAGCATTCAATAAATGATAGGTCTGAGTTGGTGGTGTAACGTTCTGGAACGGTACTTGACCTGCTGTGCCGATTACATTGGGTACAGACTTATACATACTCCATAAATCAGTATCAACCCGGTTAGCAATTGCTCTCGCCGCTTCTTTTAATTGAACGGGTACAACGCCATCCATTACCGATGTATATTCTAAATCTGTTAACGGGAATCCTGATTTGATCCAGCCGTCTAGTTTTAAACTAATACTCTTAGGAGTAATATTCTGACCAACAGATGGAATATTAGAAGGTACAACGTCTTCTGCGATCATCGAGGCAGGCAACGGAATATCAACGGACGAACCATGGGTTTTATATTCAGAGCCAAAGGAGCTATAAACTTTACCCGGTAAAACAACAGACTCCCGTAGTGTCATGACTGCCATAGCCAAGACTCTAGGGATAAATGCGTCTAAATTATTAGGCATTAAAAATGAGGGTGTTAACTAATGTTTACCCTCTTCGTCAGCATCACGCAAAGAAGAGATTTGAGTGATAGCATCACGCTATATTATTTTACATACTTGGTTGATTAATTTCTTGGATTAATCAATTTGATCTACGTACATCACGCTACGTTCCCTCAATTATAATAGAATAAATAGTTAAATGTCAATCAATTATTAAAATGATTAAAAATAGTTCACCTTTCACTTATTACGCTAATGCTGTAATTCACTTGCCACGGGTACTTGTCGGGGTTGGGGTTGACCGATATGGTAATCAATCTTTAGATAAGGAAATAATTGATTATCAATGTTTATTAGAGCCGGGTAAAGCTGATACTATGGCGACTCAATATATGCCTGGTATTAATGCTAATAATATTTTCCTGTCTGGTTATTTGATTAATCCCTATTATTTCCCGCCTGATATTAGTTTTCCTTGTGATGCTGATGTGGAGTTAAAAACGGCTCCGGGTAAAACTCAGGTGGGGAAAATTAGGTTATTGCCTGTGATGTCTGATCCTTATTTATTAAAGACTAATGTGGATTTTATTAATAAGGTGAAGGGCTGGTTTTACTATTAGCACCTCGACCAGATTCTGTTATAATATTTTTGTACATAAACAAAGGACAAAAATGGACAACTCAACAGAAAAAACTTTCACTATCTCTCTTTATGATTCTCCCTCTAATAGAAATAAAGAGGTCAATATTACTTTGGTCTATGACGGTAT